ATGGAAAACACCCTCAGCGAGTTCACAGCACATCTGCGCCTTCGCAACATGACCCCGAAGACCATCGAGCACCGGCTCGGCCAGATAGACCGGCTCGCGCGCTGGCTCGGCGATACCCCCCTCCTAGATGCAACCCCCGCGCAGCTCGAAGCATGGCAACGGTCGCTTCGAGTGTGCCCATCCAGTATCCAGACCTACACCTCTCACGTCTGCGCGTTCTACAGATGGGCTCACCGCGGCAGGCTCATCGCCGAAGACCCAACCGCCGGCCTCGTGCAGCCCAAGCTCAAACGCCGGATGCCGCGCCCCATTCCCGAGGATCACCTACGCCTGGCATTGCTAGCCGCCCCTGCCGGCTCAGACATGCACGCATGGCTACTACTGGCCGGGTACTGCGGTCTGCGCGCTGGGGAGATCGCGCAGATGTCTCGCACCGACTTTCGCCCCGACGAGAATGGCGGCGCGTTCCTGACTGTGCATGGCAAGGGTGGAAAGCAGCGCATCGTTCGCGTCTCGCCGGAGGTGCAAGCGCGGCTAGCGATTCAGCTCAGCCAGCCTGGGCCGATGTTCCGCCGGCCGCTTGGGGGACAGGTGACTCCGAACTACGTGTCGGTGGTGTCTTCGGACTTCTTGGCGGGCCTCAAGCTGCCGTACACGCTGCACACACTGCGGCACCGCTTCGCAACCGCCCTCAACGATCTCGGCGTCGATATCCGGTATATCCAAGAAGCCCTTGGGCATCAAAGCCTTGCTACCACAATGGTTTATCTCGGCTACAACACGCGGCGCGGTGCGGTCGGAGTTGACGCACTGGCATCACGGCTATGCGCTTCACCTCGAACTAAGAAGTCGGCGACCCGTCGGCGTGCGACCACCGCAACCGAGAGGCAATCAACATGACCGGACAGCAGGCCGTCGACCGTGCCGCGCTCACACACGGCTGGATTGCAGTAGGTGGCGATAATGGCGAACTCGTCTACCGACAACCTGGCACGCCGTCATGGGTGAGCATCATGTACGCCCACACCGGCGCGATCCTGTGGGCTGACGGTCAAGACCGCCGGCGGGTATCCCGGCATTTCGCCGGGATTGACAAGGTAGATCGGCTGGTGGCGTTCCTAGCCGGGGGCTGAGTTATCGCAGTACGATCCGCGCATGATGCGAGTCGGAAAGTGGGCGTTGCCGCTCATGGTGCCATTGGCTGCTATCGCGCTCGCCACACCCGCCAACGCGGCGCCCGGCGACCCCTCCGATATGGGACTACCGGAGATCTTCCACTGTCAGCGCGACGCTATTCTCGGGCTGAATCCCAGCATCCGTCAGCTATGTGACAGCCCGGTGGAAGTAAGTGGCAGCGGCAACATTGCTTGGGTGAGATACCGGACTTTCACCCATATCGGTGGCAATAGGACTAAGTGCCAGGGGCGGATCGACGACTACGGCCGCTACCACGCCGATGGCTGCGAGCTATCCACGTCTTACTCTGACCCCACTACGGTTACCCAGCGGGAACGCTACATCGTCTGGGCCGACGCCATCCCTGACGGCGAGCCTGGGCACATCGAATGAGGGCCCTCATGCTGGCCGTGGTGATCGCCCTCGGGTGCGCACCAATTGCGCACGCCAGCCCTCGGCCAACTGGAATTGTGTGCGACATGCTGCGCAAATACCCTGGCATGGGGCCGACCGACGTAGCGCTGACGTTCTCAGAGGATCAGCCGATCTATCCCAACTACACGGCCGCAAGGGCTGCGGTCGATCGTGAAGTCATGGCCGAGTGTCCCGAGCTTGCAACCCGTGGCCGCTGAATCTGTTCACGCCTAACCTGCACTAGGCATGTAGTGTGCTGTGTATCACTGGAGTGTTTGCCGAATCAGGGGGCGGGGCGTGTCTGATCAGATCAAGATCGACTTCGACGCCTTCTCGCGCCTATCTCCGCAAGTCAAGACGGTCGTCAAAGGTCTGGTAACTGACCATGACAGTGCCGGTGTGCTGGCACGGGCCAACGTGGGCGCCGATGGGCAGTCGCCGTCGTTCCGGGCCGCGCAACGCATGACCAGCGAGGCGCTGCCCAAGATTTCTGGGCGTGATCGGTAGCCGCATGACCGAGGTCTCCGACACTGCCACCAAGGCGGTGCGGGTGCTGCAGGTACTCGACGAGCAAGGCCTGCAATCCGTGGCGACTTCCACACCAACCTATTTCGTGTTTCTTATCGCCATACCGTTTTCCGCATCAGATCAGTCGATTGGTGATCGTGGGTTACTCGCGCTGATGCTCTTGTGGATGACGCCGTTAACTCTCGCCGGTGGTTGGTACCTGACGTTGCCCGTGATACTCCTCATCGGAGGCGTTTTCATGTACGCATGGCCGAGACTCCCCAGTCGGGTAACCGGTTGGCGTCCAAGAGGGTTTTGGCAGAATGCCGCTATATACCCGTTCCTTCTATACGGGCTCGTCAGCGCTGCGCTGTTGATCCTCGCGATGTTTGTTTCGATACCCGCGAGCTGTATGTCTGGACGCACGGGCTAGTCTCGCTACCTCATTTCGGTGTGCGAAACCGGAAACTTGGCAGTTCAAACGGGTTGTAGTATTCGGCCCGTTAACCACAAATAGTGCCCCTCACCGGGTCGGGATGAGGGGCACTATTGGCGTCGCAGTCTGGGGGCTATTCGCCGTCGGCGGTGTCTTTGGCTTCGTGCCGTTTGCGGTCGCGTTGTTGTTCGCGCCATAGGCTGATCAGCATGGGTATGTAGACGATGGCACCGAGGGTGTAGATGGTGTATCGGATCTGTTGGCGCAGTGGGAATTCGGTGTCCCACCAGGATGCGAGCACGATTTGCCACAGCACCAGTGCAAGGACCACGCTCTTGACGAGGAACACCTTGCCGATTCGATTCTTCCAAGGCCGTGACCGGAGCCCGTAGAGCAGCGTGAACGCCGTGACGAACACCGCGGCGAAGATCAGTGACAGGTTGGCGCCGAGCCGGTAGTCGATCGTGAACCACACGTCGGAGATGAACACCCCGACGATGATCAACAGTCCGGTCACATACACCCAGCGCATCAGCTACCCCTTTGCATTGAGGCTAGGAACAATTCGGTCCATCCGTTCTTGGCGATCTCGTGGTGCAGCACCGTGCGGGCGCGGCGGGCACGTTCGACGACCTCGGTAGCGGCTTGGCTGCGTGCCTGTGATTCGGCCAGCTTGCGGTCAGCGTCGTCGATTGCCGTGTCGTGTTCATGCCCGCCGGCGGGGCGCGAGCGCTTCCGGGGCCACATCAGCCGTCACCCGCTGCGATCGTGGCCGCATCGCGCAGTGAGGTGATGATCGGTATCAGTTCCTCGGCCGGGCTGGGGTCTTTCTCGCGCAACAGGAATGCGATGGTTCGCGCGTCGTTGGCGGCGCGCGCGTCCATGCGTTCCACGATGGCGCCGTGGGTGTGTTTCATCTGCGCGATTTCGGCACGATGAGTCGGCCCGAGCACAATCCAGCCCCGCAACTGCGCGACCTGAAACATGACCAGCAGCGACACGATGCCGACGCCGTTCCACACAGCCGGGTCTAGGAACCTCACTGGCCGTCGGTCGGCGGGTTGCGACGGTCCTGAATCATCTTGGTCGTGGATAGACCAGCCGTGATGAGACCGGCCCCGATGGTGATCCATTGGAGCGCTTCGGAGCTTTCGAGCTGGTTGACGCCAACGAGGATCGCCACGGCAATCAGAAAGGTGAGCAGGCTGACGGCATGAATCGCCAACCGTACGTTGTCATTGGGCATTTCGAGATCCTTTCGAGGGGTGGTGGTTACGCGGCTATAGCGGGGGTGCGGCTGCACCAGTCGCGCACGTGCTGAATGGCCAGACCGAGATAGGTTTGACCGGGCCACACTTCACGGAACTCGTACTGAATGTGCGGCGCAGTAGGGGGATTGGCGGTGACAAACCGTAGTGCGATCACCGCGGCCTGTGCTGCGGCGGCCGGACCGGTCAGCTTGTTGACATCTCCCCAGCCGAGTAGGCCCTGTAGCCCGCCCATGACGAGCGGAACACCGAGGGCTGCAATGCCGGTGGGGCCGCCCGTGAGCGCACCGAACACGGCGGGCAGCTCGATACCCAGTGCCTTGCTTGCCACTTCGGGGATCTTCGGCAGGATGGCACCAGCGGCCCCGAGCGGGTCGGACAGCTGAAACGCTGTCACCATGTCGAAACAGTCGTCCATGATGTCGCCGACGACGCCGAGCGGGATGTTGCCGTACATGTCGCCAGGCTCGGTGAGCCAGCAGTGCCGGTAGTCCTTGACATCGCCGAACCGCCACGACGAAATACCTTGCCCCGCAAGGACGGGGCCACCGTAGTAGCTGCCACCGTAGGGCCGGGTGGGATCGCCGATGCTGAATGAACACAGGTAGTTGTCGGGAAAGAACTCCAGCAGCCATGCACGAAAACCGGCAGCGGCCACCGCGCCCGCTGAGTACCCGCCGATGACGACCTTGATCTTCGGGTTCCGGTTGTAGCGCTCCAGAAAGATCCGCTTCGCGTCGGCGACCGCGATGTCCACGGCCTTGGCCATCGAAATGTCGCCCGGACCGCCAGCGGCGCCGACCGGCAGGCCACCCATGGTCGCGGCGAACTCGGGGTGTACCTCTTCAACGAGGTTGGCCACGGCCTGCATAACACGAGATACGTAGTCCTGGCCGATGATGCCTCCGGTGCCCCGGAACATCAGCCCGAGGTGCCGGTTGGCGGGTGGGGCCGGGGGCGTGATGCCCAGCGCGCGCAGGTCGTCGTCGGACACTTCGCCGGTGGGAATCTGGCCGGTGCGGCGCTGATACTCGGCTGCCCAGGACGCGGCGCGGGGACCGAATTCGTCGGTGTCGCGGGGCAGCGGTCCCAGTAGCCGGGTGTACAGCGGGCCAAATCGGTCGTTCATCACGGCGCGCCACTGCCGGACGGCCTGGTTGCGGTCTCCGATGCGGATCACTTGGACCACACCTTGTCGCGCAGCGTCATGCCCTTGGATGCCCAGTCAGGGTGTCCTGGTCCGAGTTGTTCGGCGATGTACTCCAGCAGCTCGCGGTCGGAAAGGTCTTGCGGGAAACGTTTCTGCACGGGCGCGGGGGGCTGTGCAGGGGCGTAGATGCCGAGGTATCCGGCGCGCAGCTTGGCGGCGAACGCGTCATTGCGCTTGTCGCCCTCGGGCCAGGCCATCTGGTAGTGCATCTCGTCGGGGCGCGACCAGTCACGTCCCCAGAAGACGGAGCCCTCGAACAGCGCCAGGCCCTTGCGGACCTTGGCCTGTGTGGCGGCGTTCATCGTGTACTGCTGCCATGGGTACTTGGGTGCCATCACGTCAACAGCGGTGCCCGACAGGTGATTAGAGCCGTCGTTACGACCCGGGGTGCCGAGGACATCGTTAGTGGCAGACCACCCCCACACGGGGGAGGTGATCTCTTCGACGTTGCGGTCATACCAGTACAGCCAGGCGCCGAGGATGGTCAGCGGGGCGCCCTTGCGCAGCGGTGCGGTATCGACGAGGTACAGCTCGGGTATGCGCACGATGTCGCATTCGTCCCGGTTGCAGCACCGCCAGCCGTCCTCGGTATGGGTGTTGCCGTTCACAGTGCGAAAGCTCATCGGGTGTACTCCTTTTCGATACGTGGGTCGATTTCTTGGGCGTAGGACGAAAGCTGGTCAGATGCCCACCAGCCGAGGCGAAATGCGGCGCCGAACACTGCGAGGCAGGCAGCGGCCACGGCGAGCAGCTGGCGCATCATTGGCCGCCCTTGTAGCGGGTCTTTGGGGTGATGTCGATGTTTACGGGGCTGGCGCCCACGGTGATTGGGGTATCGAGTGCGCGGCCGCGCAGATAGGTGGAGCCGTTGAAGATGGCGTAGTGACTGACCACCGTGGAGGCCGGGATCTGCAATGTGCCCGCTGATCCGAGTGAGACCGCGTATCCGGCGTCTGCGCCCGCACCGTCGGTGGCTGCGGGCCATGTGGTGTTGAATGACGCTGGCGTTGAGGCGATCACGTTTGCAGCACTGGTGCCGGTGCCGGGGTCACCGCTGCATGCCTTGATGGTGTTGCCCGCCGCTGCGATCTTGTTGCAGATATCGATTTGATGCGCTGAGTTGGCGCCCATGCGTCCTCCTTGTTGTGTGATTACTGGTAGGCGCGTGCCCAGGCCCCGCCTGGAGCCCCGGCGCCGCCTTGGTTGCCGTTGAAGGCGTTTCCGGTGCCGCCGTTACCGCCGCCACCGGGCGGGTTTCCTGCGGCCTGGTTGGTGGTCTGCACCGCACCGCCGACGTAGGGCTCGCCGTTGTAGGTGTGGGTGCCCGGCGAGGCGCCGTTGCGGGTGGATCCGAATTGGTCTCCGGTGCCTCCGGTCGCCGACAGTCCGGCCCATCCGGACCCGGCGACCGTGGCGGTGACGGTGCCGCCGCCAGCGCCCTTGTTGCCCTGTGTGCCACCGGGTGTGGCTACCGGGATGACGAATGTGATCGCGGTGGCCGACCAGGGAATATCCACACCGCGTTCGAGGGTGACGTGCGACCAGTTGCCCGCGTTGCCGCCGCCGCCGGTGATGAATCCGGCGAATCCGCCACCGCCGCCGTTGCCGCCGCCGACGAGCACGATGTCGATGTACCGGCACCAGGACGGGATGTTGTAGGTGATGGTCCCCGGCGCTGACCACGATTGGGTCTCGGGTGCGTGTGGGCTGAACACTGCGGTGCCGCTGTCGTGTCCGGAGCCGGTGTCGAATCCGGTCAGGTGGGCGAAAAGGGTCGCGGTGTCCTGTCCCTGCCCGAGATCTCTGCCGGTGAGGTGGGCGAGCATCGCCGCGCTGTCGTAGCCGATTCCGCTGTCGGTTCCTGACAGGAAGTACTTGAGCATGGCCGTGGCCGAGTCGCCGCCAGTACCGGTGTCGGTGCCCGTCAGGTGCGCCAGCAGCGCGGCCGAATCCGAGCCGAGCCCGTCGTCGTGGCCGGGCAGATGCGCCGTCAGCTCTGCGGTATCAGATCCGATGTTGGTGTCGGTCATCAGCAGATGGGCCAGCAGCGTCGCTGAATCCTCGCCGATACCCGTATCTGTCACGAAAGCTCGGGGAACCCAGTGCCACTTGCCGCCCGGTGTGCTCGGCGGCACGACTGGATTCGGGGACCACTTGCCGCCCGACCGGGCGACGGGAACGGTCGGGTTCGGGGACCAGGGCACGTTAGGGCCCGGCGAATCCTATGCGGGACACCATCGCGCCCTCGCTGTCAGTGCCGGTGATCTGTATCCAGTTGGGCGGGTTGGTTTTACCGTCGATGTCCAAGCCGCCACGCACGACAGCGAAGGTGATTCCGGGCAGCTCGGGCATGGTGAACGTGGTGCTCGGCTCGGGCATGGGTGGTATCTGCGGTGGCGTGGGCGGCTCCTGCCCCAGTTCCGGTGCCGGCGGGTCCGGGGTGGGCGAGGGGGCCGGGGGGTCTATCACATCCTCGTCGTCATCGACGGTGGCTGGTGCTTCAGGTGTGGTCATCGGTGAGTTCTCCTGTGTTGTGTCAGATGAGTTTTCGCCCCGTGAAGGAGGCCACGCCGAAGACTTGGGTGATGGTGCGCGAGACGACGGTTTCCGATCCGGTGGAGCCGTTGGAGCGCACGTCGTAATCGACGACGATCAGGGCGGGTTGAATCTTGTCGCCCGCGTTGAGCAGGATCTCGAATTCGGCGCCGGGGCCGATGGCGCCGGTGACCTGAACATCGTTGCGGTACAGGCACCAATGCGGGGTGACCGGACCTTTGGCCGAGTATGGGCGACACGTGGTGGCCAGCTTGTAGAGCCCGGCTTGGTCCACGGTCACCGCGCCCCGGCCAAGGTCGGTGATGGTGGCGCCATTGGCGTAATCGGTGAAGGTGAAAAACGACGCCGGTAGCAGGCCCGCTGAGGTAATGGGGTCGGTATAGGTGAAACCCGATGTGGACGAGCGGGTTAGGCTCCACGCGTTCGACAAGGTGGCACTACCTCCCGAGGGGCTGTAATCGGACATGGCGAATGCTGCGATGCGGTAGGAGTCATAGGTGAACCACGACGTTGCGCGCTGAACACAGAACATGGCGTATCGATAGTCCGGCCCGGCGGCGATGGCGCCTGAGGCATCGGTCGCGGAGGTGACCGGCTTGCCGTTCACGCGGACAAAGAAGTTGTTGCCGCTGCAACGAATTTCGATACGGGCACCCTGTTTGACTGACGAGAGCCCGCCTTGAAAGGTCATCGGTGTAGCGAACGTCCAGCTGGTACCCGAGCGGGTGAACTTGCCGACGCGGACCTCGCCCTCTTTGGCCAGGCAGTAGGCGCCCGTGGTGCGATCGGCGTTGCAGCGAATGAACACCCCGGAGTAGTAGTTTCCGTTTTGGGTGTTGCCGAGCACGAATGAGGCCGACTGCCCGTCGCTGGCATAGGTGTAGTTGGGGCTGGCGAAAAAGTACCCGTCAGGGTTGCCGTTCTTGACGCCCGCATATCCCGAGTCGCCCCGGATGGTGATATCTCCGGGCGTGGGGCCGGTGGTCCAATCAGTCGCATTCAGCGCGGCCCCGTCAGCCCCGGAGAACACGAAACTGTAGCTATTGCCGTCGCCGGTGTTCTGCTCGGTCTCCTGCTCTTGCAGGGTGGTCTGTGCGGCGATAGCGCTTTTGAGCGCATCCTGCGACAAGCCCAGCAGCGCCAGTAGCGAGTCCTTGGCCTGATTGATGCGGTCCCCGATAGCGCCCGTGGTGCCGGTGCCCACACCGTCGGCGCCGTCCTTGACCCCAGACAGAATGTTGCCGAGGTTATCGACAAGATCATCGACCCGGCTCATATCGAAATTACCGACGACATCTCCGACGGACAGGGTTCCGCCGCTGGTGAGTTTCTGGGTCTTGTCCTTGTTGGCCCCGAACCACGTTGCGATGGCCGCGACAAATCCGTTGATCGGCGTTACCACCAAGCCGTTGTAGATGTCACCCAACTGATTGAACGTGGTTTGCAGGTCTTGGATCTTGACCTGGGGCAACGTCGGAATGTTGCCCAGGCCGATTAGGCCCAACAGTTCCGAGGCAGTGATCTTGCCGTCGGCGGTGATCGCGGCGAATCGCTGCTCGAACTGCACGATACCCGAGTTGGCTTGTCCACCAATGGCATCGAAGAACGATCTGAACTTACCCAGCACCGGCCCCAGGTTTGACATCACCGAAGCGACGTTCGAGAAATGGACCGGCCCACCCGAGGCGCCCTCGGTGACCACCAATGTCACCGTTGCCCACTTGATCGAACCATCGGCCGGGACGGTCCATGAGCCAGTCAGGCTGGCACGCACCCATGCCGAGTCCGCGGCCACCGGCTGTATCTGCTTGATGACGATATCGGGCAGCTTGGTGCCGTCCGGGCCGAACGGCGTGATGCACAACCGAATCGGATTGGACCCCGCCGTGGCCGTGAGGCCCTGCCACATCGCCGAGGCGCCCATGTCCACGGTCTGACCCGGTGCCACCTCGAAAGGGTCTTTGACGCTGATCACGTACAGATGGCCGTCGGCGTTGACGTAGATCGACTTGCCCGACAGGTGCCCGTTCTGCGCGGCGTCGTAGTGCCAGTCCGGGTTATCGTCGACCACCGACGGGTCGGTGAATCCGCCGGCACCGTCGGTCAGATCCTTGGCGACATCAGCAACCCACGCCGCGGGAATAACGCCCTTGAAGAACTGGCTGACCGCCTTGGCGATAGCCGCGAACAGGTTGCCCCAACCCTCTTCAATCTCTTCTAGGGTGGGCCAGCCAACGTCCTGTCCAGAGGCGAGCTGGAGCAGCCGGCGTATCGGCATGAAGATCTGTTGAATCGCCAACAGCGTTTCGTCATCGCCGTCGTAGGTGCCCATGATCGCCTCGGCCAGACCCACGAACTGTCCGATGACGGGCAGGCTTTCGATGAAGTCGACCAGTAGGCCGGGCAGGTCTTCGGGGCCCTGGATGTCGTTCGGGTCAGCATTGGCGACGTGGGAATTGAATCCGGCGAACAGCTTGGTCAGTATCCCGAACGGCGTCAGGTCTTGCAGCGGGTCACCGCCGGTGGAGCCGTGGAACGTGCCGGGCATGCGTTCGGCGGCGCGGTTGCGCATCGCTGCGGGCGTCATGTCTTGCAGCTTTTGGGCCAGGGTTTCCAGCGTCATCCCGCCAGCGGGAAGGTTGGGCACACCGCCGGGTGTGGTCATCGCCGCACCGCCTTGGCTGCCTTGGGTATGCGCTTGGGGCACTTGGGCGCGGTGGCGGTCATCTCCACATGCGGATCGGCTTCGGTGTGCTGGGGCTGCTCGGGCAGTTTGATCGATTCCTGGCGTACCCCATCGGTGATCCAGGCCGGCGCGTGCACCGCAGCGGGGTCAATGTGCTCGGTCTGCCGGATGCCCAGGGCGACAAGCTGAGTTGCCAGGTCGGCGACAACTGGCTGCATCACCGTCAACGGCAACTCGGTCGCAGTCAGCAGCGCCGAGGCCAGCGCACCGCCCAGGGCCTTGACCTGGCCGTCGATGTCATCAGCGGCCGGGATCTTCTTCGGAATGAACTCCGATTCGACAACCTTGTCGGCCAGTGCTTTTGCCTCTTCGGGCGAGATACCCTCTGTCACCACAGTCCTATCTGTTGCAGGCCGCTCATGGTGCGGCTCATCAGTTCGGCCATACGCTCGATCGCGTCCTTTTCCTGGCGGGTGTCCCCGAAGGTGCCCTCGACTGCCAGCGCTCTGCCCTGACCCCAGGTGATGTCCAGGGAGCGGCAGCGGCGCACGAATACCCGCGGCATGAGGTACTTGCTGGTGCCGCCGACCCGATCTCCGTTCCACCAGTGCCCAAAGCCGTTGTCGCCGATCAGCCACGGCGCAGCGTTGGCGACGGTCAGCGTGAATGAGGTGTCGGGGTCGGTCTCGCGCCGGCGCCTGCGCAGGTCCATCACGCTCGCCGCGGTGAATGCCTGGGTGACGTTGGTGCTGGTGGTCTCCAGGTAGTGGCCCCAGCCCTGTCGGCTTGTCCGCAGTAGCAGCGGAACCGACATGTGCGCCAGGATCGAATCTCGGTAGATCGGGTTGAGGAACGAATCGATGGCACCGCCGAGCGAGCCAACCGACACGGTGAAGCCGACGCCCGCGCTGATCGCTGCCGAGATGTTGTCGCCGAGCACATCGCCGCCGTATTGGATTGCGGCACTTATCAATTCGTTGACACCTGGCATGGACTGGCCGCCCACTGTGATACGGCCAGCGCCGCCGGGCGAACGCGAGAAGTTCGATGTTTGGATGCCGGTGATATCGCCGTCGCGGTACACCACGTATGGATGGGCGGCCTGCGTGCCGAGGATGCCGGGCAGCCGGTAGCCGGTCTCGTCGATCGTGTCCCCGGTGAACAGGTCGTAGCTGTCCTCGACATGGTTCGACAGCACATCGGCGATTGTTCGGGTCAGGCCCGTGGCCAGGTTGCCGCCGATGGATGTGCCGGTGCGGAACCCTGACTTGTCGACGATGCGGACGAACAGGGTGCCGTTGCGCCAGTTGGTGCCTGCGCCCGGCCACGGTTCGGGGTCGCCGGTCTTCCAGCGCCTCAGATCCCATTGCAGCTCTGCGTCTTCCATGATCGGCGCGGCCACGTCGAAGATCGATGTCTTGATGCTGCCGACGACCAGCGACAGCGGGGCCACCGAATCGCCGAACGTGCGTGGCACGATGACGATTTGCGACTGCTGCCAGATGTTGAGGAATATGTCGACCAGCTCGGGAATGTTCCAGTTGGCCGGGTCGAGCAGCTTGAACAGGGTACCGATATCAATGTTGCTCAGCTGCAACCGAAGTAGATTCGCGGCCATCGTCAGCAGGATTCCGTGATCGGCCTGCGCGAGTAGCATCCATGCCTTGGGCTGCTGGATGAGTGACAACGGTAGGAACGGATTACCGGCTGTGTGAACGAATTTCAGCTCTTCGATGTCGTCTAGGAAGTCGATGACCACCACGTCTCCGGTGGGCCCACGCTCAATATGCACCCCGTCTTTGGCCTTCATCCGGCCGCCGATGCGGGCACCCATCGTCTCGACGATCACGTGGATATTGCTGGTGCCGCGGGCGTCTTCGTCGAGCGCCCAGAACGCCGCCCACGTGCCGCGCCGGTCGTCGAGATCGATAGGCAGGCGCAGCGAAATGGTGCCGGTCTGGTTGACGATCGGATTGACCCGCCCGCCCAGCTCGCCGCGCACGGTGCCGCGATAGACCCAATCGCCGTCGTAGAGCTCGATGTGCGGCGGGTCGTAGGCGCGCTCAATCCGGTACTCGCGCACCTCCCGTGCCCACGCCGCGAAGTCGTCGTGATCGGTACCGGTGAACGGCTCGGCGAACGTTGCAACGGTCATCGTGGAGCTTCACCGGAATTGCCGACGACGCGGAGCTGCGCGCCTCGCTGTGGCACCTTCGGTTGTGGTGTCGCCAGAAGGTCTGCCGCTGACTTGTGCAGCCACCAGCCCGCCCACAACGCACCAGCGGCTAGCGCAGCGGACTGAATGAGGAACGCTACGGCGGCACCTGCGATCGCTACCCTCACGCCTCAAGTCCGCTTTCTGCCGACCAGAATCGGCGCTGTCGCAAGGTGGCTTTGGCGCCCGAGGGGCCCTGGCACACGACCGGCACCACCACCGGGTCATCGGCGGTGCCGGTGTACTGGGGCACCGGGTAGAGCGGTTCCACCCCGTTGAACAGACCGGCCGCGTTCGACAGATCGGCGCTGAGGTAGGTGTCCATGAACGGGTCGGACATCACGGACAGCAGTTGGGTCAGCTGAGGGGTGACGATCATGCGTGCCGCATCAGCGCCCACCGGCCGGTTCCATTTACGTTCTTGACCGAACGCGAAATCCGGGAACTGCCACGAGATCGCCGGGTCGAGTTCCCATTCGGGCCAGAGGTCTTGATCGGTGGGATTCCACACGTCGAACCATCCGGTGTTCGGATTGGCCACCACCCGGATCACCGGCGCAACAGCGGTGGTCTTGCCCGTGAACAGCGCCGTCAGAAACCCGGCCAGCGGACCGCTAGTGAACGAGAGCACGTACCCGAAGAAGGTGCCGGTGACCGAGACCCCGCCAGTCCCGATATTGGAAAGCTGCTCGATGGCTTGCCGAATCGAGGTCGCTGACGAGATGAATGAGATTGGCGCGGTTGTCTGGCCGCCGATGGTGATGGTGTACGACAGCGTGCCGAGGGTGATCGAGAACGCCAGCGGCGCCAGCCCGCCGCCGTCGACGGTCAGCATGCCGGGATGGGTGATCGGGGTAAGGACCGTGAACTGCTTGGGTGTGCCTGTCACAGTGACGTTGCCGGGCCCAAGGGATGGCAGTGCCTCCAAGGCGGATTGGATGGTGGCAATGTCCGCGTCGACCGCCAGGGCCGCGGTCTTATCCACGGTCGCCCCATGGGCATATCCGAGTTTGTAGGTGCCCGATGAGCCGGCGTTGTAGACGGTGAAGTTGCCCGGATTGGTCCACTCGGCAACATCCTCGGCGCCCTCGTACATCGGGTTGTAGGCGTTCGCGGACACCACCGCGTGATAGACCTTGTCGATATCAGCGTCGAAACCATCCTCAGTCGTGTACTGAATCTCCTTGGCCAGCTTCAAATACAGGAACCGTGGACCCGATGGCCCGTCCCACGTGCATTTGACCTTGCGCAGGTTGTAAGGAGTGCCCCAGAGCTTTTGAAACCGAGGGCGGGACGCTGGAGTCAGCCAGAACGGCAGAATCGGGTTGCGGATCGGTACCTCTTCGCCGACCGGCCGCCCGCCGGGCTGGAATGCTCCCGACTGGGTGCGCATCGTAAATCCGGTGTCGTACATACCCTTCGGATCGGTGTCGAGCACGATGTCATCGAGCAGGTACTCATCGTTGGGTGCGGACACCACCACCGAGTCGCCGTTGGACGATTCAAGCGTGATCGTCGCGACCGTCATCTATGACCACCTACCCAATTTCGCCGCCGCCATTTCGTCTTGTTGCTGCCGCATAATCGACACGGCATCGCTGGTGTTGAACGCGCTGATGGTGGTGTTGAAGACCGGCCCCGGCCGGGCCCCCGCCTGCGCGCCGTGAGCAGATCCCGCGGGAAGCGCTGCGGGCGCCGGCACAGCGGCCGACGCGGCAATGGGGGTCGCGCCGCCGAATCTGGCGCCGGGGCCTGCTCCCTCGGGTGCGCCACCAAGCCCGCCACCGGAACCACCACCACCGATGGATATGCCGCTGACGAATTGGGAGATTCCCTTGAGCCAGCCCGGCGAATCAGGAACACCGAGCACCCCGAGCGCCGAGGACACCTGTCCGCCGACCGCCGCGGCAGCTGCGTTGCCGAACTCGAATGTGCGCTCTGGCTGACCGGGCATCTGCGACTTGACACCCATACCGGCCAGCCCGATCCCTGACAGTCCGGCGATGGACGACGGCAGCGTAAAACCCCCGCCGCCGGCGGAGGATGTGCCACCACCCGGAGCAGCGGCGCTCACCGCTTCCGTGCCGCCGGGCGAGACCATGGTGTCGCCGACCGGCGGGTTGACGCCGGCGGCCACGCTCGGCGCGTTCTCGCCGCCCTTGGACTTAAGCGCACCAAGTAGGCCGTTGGTAATACCGGGGCCCGAGAAGATGTGCACATGGTCCATGTGGTTCTGTGTCGGGTCGCCGTTTGCCCGCGTCGCCATCTTCTCTGAGCGCCCACCCGGATACCAGAGTTTCTGTTGCCAGATAGCCCATTTCAGGTCGATCGCCGAGGCATTGTCAACGGCGAAGTCCTTGACCGCATCACCCTTGGGCTTGTCACTGCCAACCATCACATCCAGCGCACGGCCGGTGCTGTGCTCGTTGTAGCCATCAGCGGGGCGGTATCCGCCGATATTGGAGATGCCGAACCGCTCGCCAATGATCTTGCGCAACTGCGCAGTCCCAGCGACCAGGCCGCCGCCTGCGTATCCGGGCAGCGTTCCGGTGGCGTTCATGTAGTCCAGCACGCCGGGCCAGCGATTCTCGATGCGCTGACGCGAAATTGCTTGTACCACAAACTCATCGCCGTGCACCACGCCGGCAATCTGCTTCATGGGCACGTTGCCCGTGTAGCCGCCAACGCTGAGCCCAGGCAGTGGCTTGCCGTCGGGACCGAGGATATGCCCGTCGGGAGTGAGAGAGTAGCCGGGTAGCTGTCCGGCCTGGATCTTCGTTCGTATCTGATCGGGGAGCGGTACCGTCTTGGGCGCCATCGGCGCGTTGCCCTGGCCCACCCGCGGGGGTCCGTTGAAGTCGCCCACGCCCGGCTGCTGGGGCTTTAAACCCATATCCTGCGCGCGCCGATCCTCTTCCCAGCGAGCCCAAAACCGTTCCTGCTGCTGGGTGTGCCAGTTCTGCGTGATTCTGTCCAGCGCCTCAAACACAGCACCGGCGACCGGAATGATGGTGCCTAACGAATTAACGATGGACTTCGCTCCGGTTCCAGCTCTGCCAGGTAGGACAGTCCCAAGCAACTCACCGGTATCTGCAAACGTGCTCTTCACTGTGGCCGCGGTGCCCAGGATGCTTTGAAGGTTGCTCCCGACGGTCTGCAACGTCGTAGCGGAACCGTCGCCGAATTCCCGAACCCCGTCAAGCTGGAGGCCGAAAGTGGACCCGATGGTTGCAATAACGTCGGTCGTAGTGCGCACCCTGCTACCGATCTCGTCGGTCGCGGACTGAATATCACCGGAGCGCAACGCATTAGCGATTCCACTCGACCACCGGGAGGCGCCCTGACGCAACGCCGACCCCAAGTTGGTAACGGTGGGCAGAACCGCATCCCTAATCTTGCCGCCGAGGTCGCCAGCCTTGATGCTGTCACTAATAGAGCCGACAATCGCCTTGCCGACGCTGACACGTGCATTGTCGATGCCCCACTTGAGACCGTTGACAACACCGTCGACCATCTCGTCAACGAGCGGCCCACCGTTCAGCTCTTCTTTCATGCCACCGGCGATACCCTCGACGATGACCTTCGCGGCCTCCCGGGCAAAGCTCGGCTTCTGTGCCGATTCCTTGATCGCGTCGCCGACGGTATCGCCGATATCACCGTTGCGAACAGCGTCTTTCGTGCCCTTTGTTACGGCGTCGCCTACGGTCTTACCGGCCTGTTCAGCAGCACGTACGTCAACCTTCGGCTGAACCTTGACATCGCCGGTCTGCTTCTCGATGGTCTCGCGGGTCTGCTTTGCTGCCGCCTCGGTAGCGCGCTGATCAACCTTGGGCGCGATCTGAATGCCGACGACCTTGCCGTCGATATCCTTGTCGATCGCTTCGGTTACACCCCGTAGTGACGGGATTATCTGGAGGGTGGCGTACCCGATGGTTGTCACGTATAGCTCACCTCCACAACGGTATTCACGGATTGATCAAGGATTGACATAGCCGCTCTTGCGGTTGAGGAACATCGCCTTGAGTGCTTGCTTGGCCATGGCGATTGCGCGGGCCGTCATCTCCGCACGGACCGGGTGGTCGAGGTTTTCGGGCACCTTGTCCGGGTCGCCCAGTAGCTTCACCAGCACCGCCCAGATGTCGGCGAGTAGGTGCTCGGTCATGGTCCATTTCGGTTGACCGTCATTGAGTGCGGTCACCAGCCGAGATCTCGCCGGCAGCTGACGTACCAGCACGCCGAGGCGGCGAATAGACAGTGTGCCGCGGTATAAATCGGCAAGCTCAAGTCCGTTGTAATACTGGGCTAGGTCGGCCTCTATCTCGTCGCCATGCTCAATAAGCATGCGCCAGAGGCTAATTAGTTTCCCATCAGGTCCGTGATCTTGTCGTTAAGCTCGTTGTAGTCACGCACGAGAGGCTGCGCGGCCCTGAATGCTTCCCACTGCTCGGGCCCCAGTAGCGCCTTCGTCACGGCAAGGTCATATTCACGCTGCTCACGCTCGTCCTGCGGTTCCGGCCTGGCGATCATCTCTTCGACGACCTCGAAAGGCATGTTCTCGCCGAGCCCGATTCGGAATGTGACACCGCATTGCTCGACGGTCACGAACCCGTCGACGGCCTCGGCCTGGCGTGCCTGTGCCGACTTCTTCGGATCTGGCTTGGGCGCAGTGGCGGGGATTGCCCTGCGCGGCTGGTTCTTACGTGGTGCGGTCATGTTCGACTCCTTGACTATGGGGCGGGTCCGACTCGCGAAGGTGGAGCCCCGCCCCGGACGCGGGAGTCGGTTCGTGTCCGGGGCGGGTGCTTTCGCCTACGAGACGGTGACGGTGCCGCCGGTTCCGGTCGCCGAGACCGCGGGGACCGGGCCGGTGAAGGTGGCCACCAACGGACCGCCGTCGGGACCTTCGACGGTCACGCCGGGCGCGTCGAGTGCCTGCACAGAGTCCAAGTCCCGCAACGCCGATTGCAACGCGTACGCCGTCTTCGCCGTGAGGGAGACCGTGGTGTCATCACCCACCGTCGCCGTGTAGGCAGTCACGCCCGACGCGATGGTGAACGTCTTGGTGACATCATCGGCGGTGCTGCTGTCCAGGTACTTGAACACATCCCCGTTCGCGTCGGCGGTGTGATGCACGGTGAGCTCCGCGAAGGACAGTTCGCCGTCGACAATGCCGCCGTGGCTCTTCAGTTCGGCCAGCGCCGGGCGCAGCGCCACCCACACGCGGGTGATGTCCTCATCGACATACCGGTACAGCACGTAGATCTGAACATCCTTGGGGATGCCCAGCTTGTCCGGTGTAGACCCGGGCAGGACGACCTTGCGGGTAACGGCGTTGTACTCCAGCGCGGTGAAACCGCTCTTGAGCTTGCCCTTGCGGAACTTGATACGGAACGAGGGGTGCCCGAACCCGTCGTATTCCTTGACCTCGCCAGACGGGTCGAGCGGGATGCCCTTCTTGTCGTCGATCAGACCAGAGAACTCCCAGCCCTTAGCCCCGGGATCGTCGGTGGCAGTCGTCGGGATCAGGGAGGTGATGTTGTCGCCTGGGACATCCTGCTTCAGTATCAGCCAGACCTCGGCCTTGTCCGGGATGACGGTGGCATCGGGATTGATGGTTGCAACCATTGTTGATTCCCTCCTTAAGGGCTCCAGAGCCCTTGCGGGCCAACAAAAAACCCCGCCAGATTTGACGGGGTTGATCGGTGCGCGTTCTGCGCGGTTATCGAGTGCGCGCTCGGGTGCGCACTGTGAACGAGATCAGGTCGCCGCTGGTGCGTGAGTCGCGCGCCTCGAGGAACGCGGTGCCGGGCAGGATCGCGGCGATACCGGGGACGCGGGCGGTCAGCAGCCGCGACATCGCGGCGTAGGCGTACTTGGTCTCGCGGCCCGATGTCCACGACGTGACGCGAATGGTCGGGTCGGTTGCCGCCGGCCACATGTCCAAGGTGGCACCGTCGTCGGCGACCAGCAGCACCGGGGGAGAGCCGAGCGTCCAGTTGGCGGATAGCTCCAGACGTACCGACAGCTCGGGGAACCGGGTCGCCATGTCGGCCTTGAGCCAGTCCTTGATCAGCCGCGCAACGTCGACAGGCTCTCGCACCGCGGGCAGGGTCACCGGCCAGCCTTGCGTTGTGCGCGCCGCCGAGCCGCCCATGCTTCGTTTGCGTCGCCGGAGGCCTTCGCCTCCGCGGGTGTCGCCTCTGGCCGCGCCTTGCGGCTCTTGCCGCGACTGCGCGTCTCTGTGGTGGGTTTTGGCCGCACCTCCAGCCCGGCCGCCGCGGCGGCACGAGTGAGCACGCCATCCTTGGCCTGCATCTCGGCCGGCACACTCACCGTGGCCGCGGCGCGGTCGGTGGTGTAGATCTTGACCTTGGCGCCCTGGCCGATCTGGTCGGCAATCTGGTCTGCCAGACCCTTGATCGCAGCAGCGGAAAGCTCCTTGAGTACTTCGGCGCCGCCATCGTGGTCGAGTTCGAACGCCATCAGCCTTGCCCCCGGGAGCACAGCACCTCCAGGCCACCACGCCCCGAGAGCATCCAATCGTTGACGATGATCGGATAGCGCTTGCCGCGCACCGTCAGCTCGTCGCTGTTGATCAGGTCGGTGCCGGGGTTGAAGTAGACCGTGCACGCGATGTCTTCGCCGCTGCGCGCCCGCTCTTGGCGGTGTCCCTGCCCGGTCTGCGAGCCGCTGCCGGGTGCCACGGCGATAGCCGTCAGGGTGGTGTCGGTTGCCTGGGTCAGCTGTCCGTTCTCGTCGCGGCCGGCGCCGCGGTGGCGGATCACCTGCTCGCTCACGCCGGACTCTCCAAGCGGTATTGCTCCAGGATCGCCAGCTCCGTTGCGGAGAATGCCGACCTTGAAACGGTTTTCTGCTCGGCCCAGCGGAATGGCCCCACCGCTATCGGATCGCCGCCTGTCGGGGCTTTAGACATGCGATCAATGAATGAGAGCACCGCCGCATTGAACGCGTCCGTGTCCTCAATGCCGTGGTCCATGGTCACGGTGATCGCGCCGTAATGCGGCGACCAAAAGCCACCGCTCTTCTTGCGTACTAGCCCGCGCTTGGACACGTATAGGCCCGAAACATCCAGCGTCTTACCGTCTTCGGTGACCTCAGTCAGTGTGACGAGTCTGAGGGTGGGAAGGGCCAGCAGGCGCCCGCCGGGCCCGTCCAACTCGACCTCGTGGTTTTCCCTGACCGGGGTGACGTGCCAGCCGCAGAACTGCCGCACAGCGGACAGTCCCACGGCTAGCAGCCGCGCGGTCTCAGCGTCCGTCTTGTCGAGCCGCTTTCGCGTGTACTGCTCGACATCGGCGGGTGTGAGTTCGGGCATCGAACCTACGCGCTCGGCCCCGACGATCCGGCACCCTCACCCTCGGGCGGCGTCGTCTTGCTCTCGGGGTTGGCCCCCTTGCTCGCCGCGCGCTTGGACTTCGCGCTGACGGGCTTGACGCGATCGCCGTACGCCTCGGCGTCTTCGTCGGACAGCTGCACGGTCGTCTCGCCGTGCCGCGTGGTCAGTGTGTATTCCTTCATCACTTTCTCCTTCGGATGATCATTGATGATTCGGGAAACTGTTGCGGCGCCGCGATATGTAATCCACGGCGCCGCACCGGTTATCAGAGAAGCGGACTAGGGGGTCCAGTCCAGGGCGACCTTGCAGAATCCCAGCGGCTTGCGAACCGCCAGTGCGCGACGCACCTCGGCACGGATCGTCACCAGGTTGCTGGTGAAATTCGAGGCGTGCTGGGTTGCCGACTCGACGCGGACGCCGCCCTTGCGGTAGGCCGTCGCCGCCAGCTTCCACGAACCGACCGCCACAGTGCCCTCGGCGATGGCCGGCGTGACGACGGTCTTCTGTGCCCACAGCGGAGGCTGCAGCACCAGGCCGTCGTTGGCGTACTGCCCGGCGAACGGGCCGCCACCGTAGTACTGCTGGTTGCCGTCCTTGGTAAGACGGAAACGCTGGTAGTCGTTCGGGTGAATCACCAGACCATCCACCGGCAGCTGCGCGTTGGTTTCGACCTTCGTCATGGCGCGGAACACCGCGTCGAAGTTGTCGCCGGGCCCGGCCGATGCCTCGGTCTGCAGACCCGAGCGGTTCAGCACGCCGAGCAGGTTCTGACCGGTGCCGTCACCGTTGAGTAGCTGCTGCTCCTGGATGTAGGCAAGCTCATAGAGCAACCGGGTGTCGATTTCCGTCTTCAGGAAATCGGCGTCTTCCAGGAACTCGTCGGTGAGCGTGATGAAGCCGGCGATCTTCTTGAGCGCGTCGGTCTTCTGCGTGGGGTTCACGAAGTGCATCTGCGGCTTCGCTCCACCCTCGGCCACGGTTGCGAATCCGCCCTCGAGCGCACCTTCCACCAGGTAGCTGATGGCGTTGCCGGAGATCGGGCCCTGCGCCAGCAGGTCGTCGATCGTGAGGCGAACACGCGGTGCCTGCACGACGGTCCGGTCGAAATCCGTCAGATACGGCACGCCGTCCGTCCAGCCGCCCACCACGTGGTTGTCGGTGGCCGCCTTCGAGGCAATGAACTCGGGCGCACCGACGGTGACGTTGGACTGGCCCTTCTTTTCGAGCATTCCCGCGTGCGCGTGCTTGACGAAGTGCTCGCCGAGGGACTTCGCCGCGCGCTCTTCGCCGGATGACTGAACGTCGCCCGGGATCTCGCCGGCCATCCGGTCGAGCGCGGCCAGCGTCGCGGCCGACTTCTCGCCGGCGGTGATGTCGGACTTGAGCTGGTCGATCTCGCCCATCTTGCCGTCGAGGTCGGTCTGCTCTTCCGGTGTTAGTGCCCGGTTCTCGCTCTTGGCCTTCTCGGCCACCTCGCGCGCCGCCTTGATCAGCGCTGCGAGCTTTTCCTTGGGATTCATCCCATTTGCCCCTTTCAGGCTTCGTTGATTGCTAACAGCGCCAGGTAGACGGACGGGTCCGGCGTGGCCACATCCGGCGAAGCCTTCGGCTCCCCGGCGGGCGGTTCCTCACCGCTGGTCTGGTCCTGGTCTTCTTCGTCTGCCGAACCCTCTTTCGGCAGCACACTTTTGAGCGCGGTCACGATCTCTTCGGCCTGAGCAAGCGCACCGCGCAGCGCCTGTCCGTTCTTGGCCGACAGCACGCGCCCGGCCTTGGCCGCCATGGCACTGGTGGCCGCCTTGACCGCCAGGATCTCGGTCTCCTGATTGGCCCCGATCGGCACGATGGACACCTCGTAGAGTTCGAGTTCCCGCAGCTCGTAGTAGGCATCCCGCCAGGTCTTGTCCTCGCCCTCGGGCTGGATATACGCCCCGTCGACGACGCGATAGGCGAATGACATCTGATTGACCCGGCCCGACTTGAGTAGCCGATAGGTCTGCGCCGACTTGGGCGATTCCATGTCGAGCCGACCATGAACCTTGAGCCCGCGGTCGTCCTCGGTGGCCTCGATGATCTCGCCGAGATTGAAATCGGGGTCGGCGGTGTTGTGGCCCCATAGCAGCGGGATCGGGACACCCTTGGCCTTCCAGTCGGCCAGCGTGTTCGTGAACGCGCCTGGCTGCACCACATCGCCGTAGCTGTCCTTGTTGCCGAAAACACTGGCATATCCGATGAATTCGCCCTCTTCTAGACCGTCGGTCTTGAACTTCACGACCACGGCCTTGGTGCCGGCGTCGGCGTGCGGTCCGAGCTTCGCGGCGAGCTCGTCAGAAGTGGACATGCAGATCGTGTCCGTTGGTGTGGCGGCCATTGCTTTTATCTCCCTCGGTCGGGTCGGTTGGCTCGTTGCCTGCGGGTACCGGGTTCTGGTCACCGTTGGCGGTGACGTTCAGCGGGACGATCAGCTCGTCACCGCCGTCGATGCGCGGCATGTTCAGCCGTGCGCGCCCTTCGTTGCGCGTCATGTACGGGCCACCGATGGCCTTCTGCAACATGTCGCCCTGTTCTTCAAACGAGCCGGCCAGCTTCGTCTGTAGATTGAACTCGCAGTACACGTTTCGTGGGTCGGCCAGCTTCGGCACCAGCTTCTTGTTGATGCGCTGCACCGTCCGCTCGATCTCGGGACCGAGGTTGTCTCCGTACAGCGCCTTGCGAAACTCGCGCACGTTCGCGTAGTTCGCGTTGTCGAGAATGCCCACCATCGTGGGGTTGACGAAATAGACCTGCGCGCAGGTTTCCAGTGAGAGTTTCACGCCCTCGGCCCACTGGTTTTCCTTGGCGTTGAACGCGATTGCCTTGAGTTCCATGCCGTCCTCAAGCAGCGGCGTCCCTCCGGCGTTGGATGCGTTGTCACCGGCGTACGAGTTCTTCCACTGCTCAATGAATCGACTGCGGGGCGAAGTACCGTCGGGGCCCGCATCCTTCCAGCTCGGCGCCGTCGCGGGGCGCGTCAGATACGAGCCGACCCGGCCGCCGCGCTTCCACATCTGGTCACGGAACACCTGGCCATGAATCTGTTCGGCCAGAATCGCTTTCAGCGAATGAACCGGCGAAACACCAGACCTCGGGTCGACCGGGTTCCAGCCGCGGAACACGATCATGTCCGAGGCGTCGATCTCGGTCCACTGCCCAGATGTCCCCGGGATCGCCACCTTGTACTTGGCGACGTTGAATGCCGTCTGCCCGACGGTGCCGATGACCCATGTCGTCGGGATGTGCCGGATAACCCAACCGGTCGGCGCGTTGTTGTCGCGGCCGACGTACCAATACGTTTCGTCGTAGAGCATCCTCGAGGCAACGGTGGCCTCGATCAGCTCGAACTGAGTCATATCGTCGTTGGGATCGCGTAGCAGCTCGGCGAGCGGGCTGTCACGGACTCGGTTGCGTCCGTCCTCGGCGTCGCGCTCGAAGACGTGGATGCCCAGTTGTGCGATGTTGCGTGAGACGAATCCGACCAGGGTGCGCAAGTGCGGCTGCTCGCGCCACAGCTTCTCGACGGGCTGGTGCATGATGCTGGTCAAGTACTCGTCCAAGCTCATGCCCTCGGGAATCAGCTCGTACGTCGGCCGCGCTGGCATGCTTGGAATCTGAGAAGGCTTGGGCGCGAACCCGAGCCATGAGGCTAGACCCACCGGTCAGCCTCACAGTGCGACAAAGTCGTTGTCTGCATATGCACTCCTCGTCTCGGATTCCTTGGCGGCCAGCGCCCGCGAAAGCGCCATGATCAGCCCCACCACGCCGTCGATCTTGTCGCCGGCATTGGCCTTATCCGGCTTCACATTTCCCGCGGGGTCCATGGCTACCGCGAAGTTGTCAATCTCCCAGCGCAACAGCGGATTGCCGCCGTGACGGATCATCGGCTTGATTGGTAAACCGTTCTCGTCGGTGCGGGCGCCGATGCGGATCAACCGCTGTAGATCCTTGGTCGGCGCGCTCATCGAGGCGAAGCCCTGGCCCATGGTGAGCATGGGGGCGCCGTCGCTGGTCAGGTTGTTGATCAGCTGGTTGGCGTTCCAGCGGTCGTAGGCGCATTCCTGCACCAGGAACTCGTCACGGTCCCGGCTGATCTGCGCCTCGATGAAGTCGTAATCGGTGACGTTGCCCGGGGTAGTCGTCAGCCAGCCCTGTTTGACCCACGTCGATGCCGCGTTCGCGGTGCGCTCATCGAGCGCCGGAATGGAATCCTCTGGCGCCCAATGCCGGGCCAGTACCTCGAAAGCGCCGTCCTCGGTGGGGAACACCCACACCAGCGCCGTCAGGTCCGATGTCGAGCCCAAGTCCAGCCCGCCGTAGCACTGGCGGCCGGCCAGCCGGGAAAGGTCCACGATCGAGGCGTTGGCGTCCCAGTCCTCGACCTCGAAATACCGGGTCTCCTGCTTGGTCCGAACACCCAAGTGCAGCCGCAGAAACCGCGCCAGCTCAGCAGGCGAGTCCTTGGCCTTCTCCGCAGCCTCGAGCATGTACCGCTTCGTCGGGCTAATTCCGTAGCCCGGATTGGACTTGCGCCACGTCGATTCGGCGAATGGGTCATCGCCCTTGATGAGCTTGCCATTTTCGTATTCGGGCTTCTCGGCGGCGAACACCACCCCGTAGGTGCTTGGCCGCTTGAGCACCCCGCGGGCCAGTTTCTCGATCAGGGAGCGCTTCTCGTCGTACGGCGTGTGCCGGCGCCCGGCGTCGGCGGTCGTGATGTAGATGACGAGCGGCTGCTCACGAGAGCCGGTGCCGGTCTCCAGCGCCTCGATCAGCACCATGTCTTTGTGCAGGTGCAGCTCGTCGATGATCGCGCCGTGAATGTCGGCGCCGTGCTGCGCATCACCGGCGTTGGCGATCGGCTTGAAGTACGAGCCCGACGCCGCATGGGTGATCTTCGCTTGCAGCGCCCGTAGATGCCGTTTCAAGCCGGGCGACTTGTTGACGATCTGCCGGATCGGTTCGAACACGAACCCGGCCTGTTCCTTGGTCGTCGCCGCGGCGAGCACCTGCGCGCCGAACTCGCCGTCGGCCGCCGTCAGGTAGATGCCCCACCCGGCCGCGGTCGTGCTCTTGCCGTTCTTGCGCGGCATATCGAAATACGCCTGCGTGATGATCCGCACCCAGGCGCCCGAATCGACAGAGCGATGCACCCAGCCAGCAACCGGGGCGATCATGTACGCCACCTGCCACACGTCAGGATCGAAGAGCTGACCAGCGAATCTACCCTTGGTGTGCCGCAACTGCCGGAACGCAGCAACTACCTTGTCAGCGCGCTCAGGATCGAACCGCGCTCCCGGAACCTCCCGGGGCTCCGGTGTCTTGATCAGTGGCGGGCAGTCAGGGACCGGATAGCCGCGTGACTCGAGATACCACGCCACCTCGGGGCTGAGCTTGAGCGCATCGAGATCAGCGTCAGCCCAAGGGCTATCAGTCGTCGTCGGCTGCACCCGCGAACGGGTTCGCCTCGAACTCGCCACGATCGTCGTCTCGCTTGGACACGTTGCGCTCAGCGGCCGGCGTCAAACCGAAGTGGTTGGCGAACTGCAGCAATCGCGAGGACGCCTGCTCGGCCACCGCCACCGCGGGGTTCTTCGTCCACCACACCGACGTGCTGCCGTCCTTGCGGGTCGACTCGTTGCGCACCGTGATCCCGTTGGCGTTCACGTCCCTGGTCGCCGCGACGAACCGCGCCCACGTCTCGCAATACGCGGCCAACGTCGCGCGGTCCTCCGGTTTGATCAGGTCAAGACGCACCAGACCAGGGGCAACGCGGCGCCACTCGGCCTTTGCCTCAGGAGAGAGCCAGGTCGGCGGATTCGGGGCCAGACGCTTGAACGCCGGGGGCTGAGCAACCGGCCGACCTGCACTGTCCTGGCCCTCACCGCGACCACTGAGCAAGAGCAGTTTCGCAGGCTGCCGTGCGGGCATCACTCACCACCTATTTGCTGTACGGGGAGGCCATTTGCTGGCGCGCCATGGGGTTTATGCATAATTACCCCCCCTTGCATGAATGTTGTGCAGAAAAATCTTTGCCTACCGCGGCGAGTCGCATATGTGCTGGTCAGAGCGATATTCACCCCTATACCCCCTCTGACCTGCGAATATGCATCCAAGGGGGCTATTCGCCGCGCATAAACCTCTGAATATTTATGCACGCCTCGGTGCATACGAGTTTGCTGTCCGTAGGCGATGTTTGCCACGCAGCGCGTCGGCGTTGGTCTTGGCCTTGTGGTGGTCATCGCACAGGGACATGAAGTTGCGCGGGTCGTACTTGGCGCCGCCCTCAGCCAGCGGCGTCACGTGGTCTACGTCGTCGGCCAGCCGCGGGCAGCCTGGGCGCTCGCACAGCGGGTGTGTGGCCAGGTAGGCATCACGCACGCCCTGCCAGCGCCGGTCATTACCGCTGTCGTGGGTGGACCCTTCCCATGCTGGACGACACGAGCAGGGTCGGCCCTTCGGTGCGGGCTTGTGGCAGCGAGCGCACACGCGCGGTGGTGCACTGGGCATCAGGTCGCCTCCCCGGATATGACAAAACCCCAGCTAGGCCGGGGTTTTTTGGGCAGGGTTTACTTGCGACAGTTCCAATCGTCGCAGGTCAGGACGTGTTGCGCAAGTAACGTAAGGGGCAGGCGTGGCGTGTAGATGTTGCATTCGCGGTGATAAGACGCCAGTTAGCGAATATCGAATAGTCGAATGCAACATCGTCAGCCGTCGCGTTTGGATTCCTCGCGGCTCGAACCGGGCCCGTTGAGGATCTCGCACTCGGGGCCGAGTTTCGGCGCGTAGACGGTCGCACCGCAATGGCACGTCCACATGTGGTGCTTGCCGCCGCATGCGCACGGACGGCAGCGCTGCGTCCAGCCGGGCTCGTCGGCGCTGTGCCAGTTGGGGCAGTAGGTCGGGCTGACGACGGTCCAGCCCTTGCCGTTGGGCACGAGGTCGCCGACGTACGCGTTGGGGAACCGATCGCGCGGCGGGCGTGCCATGGGGACGTTGTACGCCGAGGGTCCGACACCTTGGTCTACCGGCCCGATTTCTGAACACCGCACCGACTACACCTGAGCACTAAACTTGGAGATGCCTCCCCACGGACGCCACCAGCAAGACGCAGGCTCGGGCATGAACCCTGCTAGTGGCAACGAGAGGAGGAAGGAATGGAACGCACGCGCGAAACGCCGCCAAGGTGGGCAATCATCAATTGCCTTATCAACCTGGCGGCGCTCCTGCTGGAACTGCATTCCGAGCACTGGTTCTAGTAACCGGTCAGCGGCCCGGCTCCCGCGGCAACGGGGGCCGGGCCTCGCTGTTTCAAGAGCGAGTGCCCTGATGAAAGTGTAAACCACTTTACACCTCGACGTATTGCCGTTCAGCTGATCGCCGCAGGTGAAGGCCCGTTTGACGGGGGGCGCTTACACCACGATCTCGCCCCGTGCCGCCGCGGTGGCGGGTTCCGATTGCCCGTATGTGCGGGATGCGTGCCGGTACGCCTCGCGTTCGATCTGTTCCGGTTTCGGTGCTGTGTGGCCCGCTTCTGGCTCGTCGTGATCCGGTTCTGGGGCAGCTTGTTCCGCCTCGACTCGTCCCGCTTTGAGTTCCGCGGCGCGCAGCTCGCGTACGGCGCGCAGGCTGAACACTCGGGGATCGCCGCGCATGATGTAGTGCTCGACGAACACGCCCTTGTGTAGCCAGCCGACGGGCGCGAGCTTGCGCTGTCGGAGCCATCGGTAGAGCTGGCGCTCAGAGACGGGTTCCTCGATGTCCTTGAGCCGCTTGAGCAAGATGCGCTCGGTGAGTCGGTCGCCCTCGCGCCAGGCGCGTTGCCGGTTGCGCTGTACGTCGACGGGCTGCTTGCATGCTGGGCAGGTGATGCTGCGCTCGTCGGTCGCGGCGTACAGGAACTTGCCGCACTCGATCGCCTTGCCGGCGCGTGAGTACGCCTTGATGGTGGGGCAGGGGCCGGCGAAATGGCGGTCTGGCCGGTTGATCATGCGCAGGGCATTGGCGCGCAGGTCGGCCATTTCCTTGAAGCACCGCATGGCTCCGGGGTCGGCCGCGATGGTGTGCACGTGCTCGGCGAGCCATTCGGCGGCGTCGGCCGCGGTGGGCTGGTATCGCTTCGGTAGGCGCCGCCAGCGTTCATCGGGTAGTGGCCCGATGAAGTCGAGCGGGACGACGCGCACCGGCTCGAATGTGATACGCCGGGTCTCGCACAGGTCGCGCACCCATGTGGTGACGGCGTTGCGCGTTTGGTTGCCGATGGTGTTCGGGTTGCCCTGCGAATCGAACCGAATCGGGCTGGGTTCCTCGCTGGACTGACCGACCGATCCGGTGGTGAGTACATCTTGCCCGGTGAGCGTGATCTCCAGTTCGCCTATCAGCCAGGCGATCTCGGTGAGGTGTTCCTGTAGCTGGTCTATGCAGTCGTTGCACAGGTACAGATCGCACTTCTGGGAGCACTTGCGGCACTTGGTCACTCGGAGACCTCGGCCCACGTCGATACCCAACGGACCTGATTGGTGATGATAGCCGGTGGTGGCGTTAGACCTTGCGCGTAGTAAAAGGCTCCGTAGCCTGGCTGTACCCAACCGTTATGAAGAGTCCGGTGTTCCTGCGTGAGTCTCCCAAAGGCTTTTTCGATCTCGGCGGCAACGTGTTCATGTGAATACACCGCGCCACAGAAGCACTCCCACCACCCGTCGTGCTGACCCCATGGGTTGCGCTCATGCATCCGAACTACCTTTGCGGTGAGCTTCTGTGCGTCGCTCACTTCGGCCATGCCGCTGCCTCCAGTCCTGCGTAGTGACGTTCCTTGACCGTGAACGGCATTGCCTCCCCGAGGTGGAAAGCGCCCATGAGCGCGAGCACCGCGGCGTCGGCGATGTCATGGTTGAGTACCTTGACGCGGGGCTCGAACCACTCGCGGACGTTGGCCAGAACCTCGCCTTTCTCGGCTCTGCCGCTGCCGGTGGCCCACTTGGCGCGGGTCCGTGGGGGAACTACCGCAACGGGAACCTTTTTGGCGTCCAGCGCGCCGTACAGCCCGTGCCATAGGCCGCTGCGGTCGAACGTTGAGGGCAGGAATTGGCCATAGGCCGGGCCCTCGATGACGGCCAGATCCGGCGGGCCGTCGCGCAGCGCCCATTCGATCACCGCTCGGCACACGGCGCGCACACGCCGGCTGCGGGTTGCGTACGAATCGCCGTCGTGGCCGCCGTAGCCGATCGAATGCAGTGCGGCGGGCGCACCGTCGCGCAGCACGGCCAGACCGGTGCTACGCAGGCTCGGGTCGATACCGAGGACGATGGTCATGCGCACTCCCCGGCGTGAATGGTCCAGCAGGCCGGGCAGACGTCGGTCGAGCCTGACTCGATAGGGCATCGATCGTGCACTAACTCGCGGTCCGGGTACGTGTACCGCACCTCGTCGCCCGGGCGAATCTCGCCGTCGCAGTCACCGCACCGTCCCTGGAATTTCGCCTCGAAGCTCATCAGATCTCCTTGAAGGCGCAGCGGGCGAAGTGAACGATGCGGTAGTTCAGGCCCCGGCAGCGTTGTTGGGGTAGGGCTTTGCATGTGGGGCATTGGATGCGCAGTGCGGCCAGGACTGCGGGAGATTGGGGGTTGGCCAGTTTCGGGATCTTGCCGGCGGCACTCATCGGACATCTTCGATTCGCTTGGGCCAGTGGTGATGCAGTTGCACGCCTCCGCCGATGTCGGCGGCCTCGGTGCCGTCGCGCTGATCGCACCAGACGATGCCGGTGGTCGCCGTTATGCCGCTGCCGTACTCGTCGCCGATGATCTCGATGCTGCATCCGCTGCCGTCAGGCGTGGTGATGGTGATGTGTTCGACCCATTGCGGGTTGTGGATGCGGGCGGCTAGACACACCAGCTGCCATGCGATCCAGGGCCGAAAGCCCATCTGGCGCAACATCCACAGGGCACTCACCGCGCACCGTCCTCACTGATGGGGTCTTCGATGTCCACTTTTCCGACCAGAAACGTGACTGTGAGCAGGTTCGTGCCGCCAGATCCGCCGGGCGCGACGGTGACACCGCGCTCATCGACGAACGCCGGTAGCTTCTCGCCGTCGAGGTACACCACCCCGTCGCGCGTGATCTTCACGTCGGGCAGTTCGTCGCTCATGCGACTGCCCTCGCCGCTTCGGTGCGCGACGGGTGGAAGTCCTTGCGCTCACTGCCGGTGGCGCTGTTCCAGCACGGCTTGCCAGCGCTCGCGCCACACGGTGGGTAAGGGCACCGGACACTCAGCTCGGGGCGTTGGTCGGCCCCGCGTCGGTGGTACTTGAGCCCGACGTCGAGGTCGAGGTGTTGTGCCAGCCGCGCGATCGGTTCGACCGACTTCGCCTCGAGCTGCGCCTGACGTGCCTCGCGCTCCTGGCGGCTTTCACGGTCCAGCTGATCTCGGCGCATGATCTTGACGCGCCCGTAGACGTGCCCAGGCTCCAGCCAGACGCCCGGATTCTCCCGAAGGTGGTCACGTACCGCCGTGAGGGCCAGCGAGCGCGGGAGATCGCCAATCACGGCTTGCCACACGTCGACGTCGGTCTCGCCCACGGTGCGCCGGTCAGCAGCGGCTACGGCGGTCAGCACGTCGATCACGTCGTTGCGGTTCATGTCAGCTCCAATCGGTTGGTCGAGTTCTTGAGGGCTTGGACTTGGGCGACGCGCTGGTCCGAAGTCGATTGCACGGGCCGGACGGCGCCGGGGACTGGTGAACTACGGCCGTTGATCAGCTCGGATACCAAGCTGGGCAGGGTCTTCGGGTGGAGCGCCTTGGTGGTCCAGAGTTCGAGTGCTTGGGCCACCAGCGCCTCGGGTTGACCGGCTTTGAGCAGGGCGGATGTCTGCAAGCGCAGTTCGGTCAGGGTGGCCGGCGGGTGTTCGGACGGGATGATCTGGGAGACCAGGCGATTGGCCAGCGGCGTGACGGGTGCGCTGCGCGGCTCGCGCTCGGTCGAGTCGGGACTAACGCTCTTAGGTTCCCCAGAGTTCTTTGGGTATTGGGTATTGGGTATATACCCGGGACTCTCGCGGGAGTCCCCTCGGGTGTCCCCGGTATTGTCCCCCCGTTTGTCCCCGGGGGACACGCGGGGAACCGAGCCGCGTTGGTTGGCCTTCTTGTCCCGCCACTTCGCGCGGTCAGCTTCGACCTTCTCGTAGCTGTCCTGGCGCCACTCGTGGAATGTGTAGCCCTTCTGCCCTTGGTATTCCGGCCGATCGCCCTCGTACTCGCCTCGGCGCCACAGTTGGGCACCGATGAGCGCCTTGGCCTTGACCGTGCCCTGAGGCTGTTGCTTGACCCACCACTCGGGCACGAATCCGTCTGTGCCGTAGGCCATCGACCAGCAGCCAGCGCGGTTCCACATGCCCCACGCTGCATCCCCGGCCATGATCGCCTTGGGGTGCGAGTGTGAGTCGTCGCTGACCTTGAAATGCGGCATTACGCCGAGACCTCCGATTCGGTTGTAGCGTTGGCGATTTCGAGCAGCACGTCGGCATGGCAAGGCTGATCGAGCGGGCACCAGCAAGCCAGATCGCGGCCACGTAGCTCGGCGCGGATCTCGTCGGGGGTCGGGACCGGCGGCTGTTCGGCCAGCGGATAGAGCACGGCGTGCCGGTACTTGGTGGCCGCGTCGGCTCGGTCCTCCGCGATGTAGTCAGGGCACGCCAGCAGCTCGGGCCCGCAACTCGGGCTGTGGATGTGTACCACCCATGGGTTGCCCCACCGAGTCGGCCGCCCGACGTAGATAGCACCCTTGGGCATCTGCCACCCCGCGGTGCGCTTGCGCTGGATGCGCTTGTGGTGTCGGCAGTCCGGGCAGCACTTCCGGTTGGGCCGCGCGGCGTCGCAGTCGGAGAGTGGAGTGTCGCACCACTTGCACGGAGTATTGGCCGGCATCACTGCACTCCCTCGAACATCGAATCCATCTGTGCCTCAAGAGCTGCCGTGCGTGCCCGCTGGCGCGTCTGCGCGTGGTGCTCCAGGTCGTAGTGCAGGTGGCACCCCTGGCACATGGCGCGCAGGTTCTCATCGCGGCAGTCCTCGGGGGTGTGGTTCAGGTGCGCCACGGTGAGCACCACGCGGCTGCCGGTGCCGTAGGCGGGCTGTCCGTTGACGTTCGTGCAGCGGTCAAGGTGAGTACCGCGCAGGCACTCGCCCTCGCACTCACAGCGGCCTTGGGCGCGCTCGAAACGGATGCGGCGCGAGATCTCGGGCCAGTCCTTCGGGTAGCGGCCGCGGTTCTCGGGGCGTATGGGCATCAGGCCGCCTCCCAGTCACCAAGGGCAGCGTGTTCCACGTGTGCTTTGCATCCCCACTCGCGCAGCTGTTTTGCCGCCGCGTCCGGCTGGGCGCGTTGCATGAACCGGCGGGCAGGAGCGATGGGCACGGCGATCACAGGTTGGTCGTCGTAGCCTCGGTATCCGTTCGGGTAGTCGGGCTCGTCTCCGGGTTCGCACACAAGGCGGGTGAATCGCGGCTTGTTACCCCAGCCTGCGTTCGGCCATTCGTCTTCCAGGTACTCGGTGATATCGGGCAGCCATGGGGGCGAAGGGTCATCGCCGTCGGGGTTGTGGAAGTAGTCGACGATCTGCTCCCACCAGCGCCAGTCTTGGTCAATGAAGGGCATGCCGTCCTCGGTCGGCCACTCGTCGACAACCACGCGGTAGATGTACTTACGTGTGGCCATCAGCGCACCACCTCGGGGTATTGGTCCCATGTGCGCCCGTCCAGCTCGCGCCCGGCGCGCTTCTTGCCGACGCGCTGCATGGTGGCGTACCCCGGATGCGGGATGTTATCGGCGGCGATCACGCCGTCAGGTGAGACCGTTTCCCATTTGGCGTTGGGGTAGAGATCGCCGTGCGCTCGCTCATACTCGTAGTCGTCGGCCTCGCGCGTCCAACGCCATTCGCCCCACTGTTTGAACAGGAACGGCACGCCAGCGGCTAGGCATTGGTCGCGCAGTGAGCGCGCCCAGTCTGGGTGCATTGGCCTTGCGCCGGAGCCAGATTCGCCGCCGACGATCACCCAGTCCAGATGCCCGATCCAGAAAACCGAGTCTTTCCCGATCGGGTCACCATGTAGGTCGATCGGCCCGAGAAGCGGCTCGGCACTGACGAACCGTGCGGCGGCCGGGGTGTCCAGCAGCGCGGGGATGCGGAGGTCGGCGCGCTTCTGATCCTCGGCGCTGACACCCAGCCAGACGTTGGGTAGTGGCCAGACACGCGGTGTGCACCACATCCCGTCCCTGCGTCGCCACGCCGCAGCACCATATTTCGGATGCAGCTCGCCGCGTTCGACAGACTCGGCTCCCTCTTGCTCCCACTTGCGCAACAGCGCTCGCATCCGGCCGTGACGCTTGGTGAGGATCTGGAAAGTGTGTTGCTCGGCGCGTGCCATGACATCGAATACCGAACCGATGTACGCGTCAGGCACACTGTCGTGGAACAGGTCCGACATCGAGTTGACGAACACCTTGCGCGGCTTGGTCCAGCGCAGCGGCAAGTCGAGCTTGTCGGGACGCAGCTGCACATCGAATCCGGTCTCGAAATAGTGCCCCTTGGTTCCGCGCCAGCGTTCGGCGAACGTCTCGGCGTAGCAGTGATCGCAGCCTGGTGTTCCCACTTTCGTGCAACCGGTTACCGGATTCCATGTGGCATCAGTCCATTCGATGCCGGTCTTGTCGCCCATCACTCACCCCTTCTGAATTTCGTATGGCACTTCTCGCACCGCGGCCGACCGGCACTGTGCGGCTCGGTCTTGCAGTCCACGCACAGGCCGGCCTGGTATGCCTTGGTGCTCTCGGGGGTGCGGCTCATGCGCCCGCCCCTAACCCGAATAGCCCTTGCTGCACCGGCTTGCGTAGCCGGGACACGATCAACGGCAGGTACTCGGCCTCACGTTCAATCGCGATGCAACGCCGGTCCTCGAGGATGCACGCCTCGGCAGTCGTGCCCGATCCGGCGAACGGTTCCAGCACCACCGCGCCGACCGGGGTCACGAGCCGCACCAACCAGCGCATCAGGTCCAGCGGCTTGACGGTCGGGTGCTGCACACCATCGGCGTTGGGCCGTTCCGATGTTGGCGCCTTGGCCTCGTAGCGGAACACGGGGAAGAACCGCGAAGCGCCGCCGCTGTCGCCGTAGGTGTCGGCGGCCGCGAACGTGCGGGTGTCGGCGCCGTAGATCGTGCCGCCCGCTCGCGGCTGACGCTCGGTGCCCGCACGCATGGTTCCCGAGTGCAAGACGCCCGTCTGCCGGTCGAGCGCTTCGGCCTGATGCTCATCGAGGACGACGTTGGTCGGCCAACGGCCCAATTCTTCGGATCTGGCCACCGATGCACGACTTCGCTCGGCGTTCGCCGCCACCATGTCGGGGTCGTCCATCCAGGGCCGGTGCCAGCCGTCTTTCATCCGCTGGCCGCGCGTCGTTGAGCCGCCGCCGAGTTTGTCCCCAGTGGGTATCCGACAGGCATCGATGTTCAGCGCCCCGGTTCCGTGCTCCAGCACGTTCGCGGCCACAGTGCCCGCCAACGGTTTACGTGCGACGACGATCGGCTCGAATGAGGGCTTGAGCGCAGTACCCCAACCCTGCCACCGCTTGGCGGCGACGGTCGCCGGGGCCGTGAGAGGCAGCTCGCTATCGGTACCAAGCGAGCCGAGCATCGAACCCGACACCGCCGAGCCACCACCGTGCCGATGATGAGTGCCGACCACCCCACGCTCAGCACCGGCCGCCTTGTCGATGGCCTTGGACACGTCGAGCGATTTCGGGAACCCTGAGCCGTACAGCCATGCGATGCTGTCGCGAGTCTCGAAACCCGCGTCCTCGATCGCGGCGGCCAGCCGATGCCAGGTCCGCGAGCCGCCGAACGCGAGCAGGTGACCGCCGGGCTTGAGGATGCGCAGGCACTCGGTGGCCCATGCCGTGCACCAGCGCTGGAAGTTGAGCATTGCCGCCGGCGAGAGGTCATAGCGGCCGGCATCCATCGCTAAGCCTTCGCGCTGAGTCCTCTGGGGCGACCCATTGCGCCGCTCAGACCCGAACGCGCCCGGCTGGTCCCAGTCCTTGCCCATGAACGCGATGCCATAGGGAGGGTCGGTGATCACCGCGTCGACGCTGCAGTCGGGGAACATCCGCGCTGATCGGTAGCCGAGATTCCAGTCGTATCCGTAGTCGTCGGCGCGCAGCACGTCGAGGCAATCGCCGTGGTGCAGGGTGACCTGCTCGTCTTGGTAGTAGGGCGTGATCATGCGCTGACCCCGAACAGCTCCAGCTGCCCGACCGGCCGGTCTTCCGTTGTGAACCCGAGCGCGCGGTCGAGTAAGTCGTCGGTCCAGTCCTCACAGCGCCAGAACTCGGCCTTGGCGTCGGCTTCCTGCTGCTCGGTCGGCGGGCAGATGCGATCGCCCATGTACGCGTACCCGCACGGATCGCTCCCGCAGCGGCAGAACTGGTGGCGAAGTAGGTTGTTGCGCTGCGCAGCGGCGGCGCACTCGCGCATCTCGGCGACAAGACCGGCCGGTAGGGAGCGCGCGTACTTGTTGAGCTGCGCGGCGGTCACGGTGACGACGGGGATGCCCCTCGATACGATCTTGCCGCGTCCGCACTCAAATCCCTTGAGGTGAGCCGGGTATCCATCGGCGGGCACGCGGGTGCCGCCGTAGCAGGACTGCATCAAACGGGTGACACCTGCGGGACCGATGAGGCAGTCGCGCATTTCCCACCCGCCGACCATCCGCAGCAGCCAGCGCTGATCTTCAGTCAGCATCAGCGTTCCTCTCTCGCGTCGTCTCGGTCGCCGCACATGCCGAGGTGTGCGTGTGGATGTCTGGGTGCCCGGTCCATCTCGGTCATGGCGTAGCGGGCAGCGCGGGCTTCATCGCGCTCGGCGGCGTAGATGTCGTTCACTGGAACCACTCCCGCATTGGCTGCCACGACTGGTCGACCAGCTCAGACCAGGGCTTGCCGAATAGGGTCACGGAGAGCAGGTCAAGCGCCTCAATGATTGCGATATTGACTGCCTCGCTGAGGATTACGGCGTGGGGGATGTTCTGCACCTGCCACCAGGTGACGGGCGGGTGCTCGCCGAGGGGGTAGTCATCGACCACCGCGACGGGAGCAGAATCGCCACGGTGGTCGATGACTGGTTGGGTGGGCATTTACTCGCCGTCGCCCTCGGTGCCGTCGGAGAACGCAGGGCCTCCGGTGAATGCCACCACGGTCCCGTCCTCCGGGCTGTCCTGATGATCATCCTGTTGGTCATCGTCGGCGCCTTGCGGGTCGCCGTCGTCGTCGAACAGGGGCTCTTGGCCGTCAACCTCGGGGATCTCGGCGCCGTTCTTGGACTTGGGTTTGGGCATCTGCTCACCGAGCGGCCAGGCCACGATGATCTTGGCCTGACGCACAGGTACTTTCGGGCTGTCGGGTGTGTTCTGGTCGAATCCTGCGTGCTTGATGTACAGGCGCGCGGAGATGTCGATGTATTCGCCGGCCTCGGGTGGATCACTCAAGGACATGAGCACGGCTTGCCCAAGCCGGATCTCGGTCGGGCCGGTGGCCAGACCGTCGTCGAACCTGTCGAGCGCGTTGGTGCTGGGCAAGCCTGCGGGCTTCTCGGTTACTTCGGCCATGATGTGTTACTTCCCTTCTGTTGCGGTGGTGGCGTTTTCGGAACTTTGGGCACGCTGGGACTTCTCGTGCTCCAAAGGCTCACTGGGCGCGGGCTCCACATCGGCGTCGGTAGTGTCTTCGGCTTCGCCGTCTATGTAGTCCGGCTTGGTGTCAATAGCGTTGGGAGACAAATCGAGTCGGATACCGTCGTCGTGAGCCATAGCGCGGGTGATCTCGGTGGACTTGGGTAGCAGCTTCATCAGCTTGCGGACCATGGTCTTGTGGGCCATGCCCTCGAAATGCTCGATCCACGGCCCGAACACTTCGCCTTGCTTGTTGCGGGCGGTGGCGTGCTTGTCGCGGTAGTCCTCCATCTCCTTGACGGTCATCGGGTCGGTCACCGAATAGCCGCCGTCTACGGTCCGCCCGATTGCGTAGTACATGATTGGCACACCACGTGTGCCGTCTATCCAGGTGGGCTCGTGCACCCATTCATCCGCGGCGGCACCATATTTGAGCTTGAATACGTCATTGCTGTAGATGGTGCGGGCATGGATAGATGCGATGCGCCCCGAGCGATGGGCCAGCTCGACGTAGCCCTGATATCCGATGACCAGCTGAGCTTTGTGTCCGCGCGCCTTGCTGTCCCAGAACGGCAGTAGATAGGCGTGACCGAGCGCGCCGACCCCGGGCCGCAGACCGAGCTGCGCGCACGTCATCAGCGCGCCGAGTAGCGATTTCTGCTCGCACTGCGCCAGTTTCGGGTTGGTTTGCAAGCAGGTCAGCGCGTCGCGGATCAGCTGCTTAGCCTCGACACCGCGAGGCATGGCCAGCTGAAACGCTTGCTCCATTTTGCGGATTTGCGCAGGTAGACCGGCATCGGTCTTGGCCACGGCGGTGGATTCGGTGGTGGTCATGCTTCGGTCCCTTCGGTCAGTGCCGCCTCCAGGGCAGCGATCAGGTCGGAGTTGTCGGCACCCTCAGCGGCGGCGCGGCGGGTGGCCCACGGGGGCAGCGAGATTGGGGTAATGCCGGTTGGGCGTCCTGGCCATTCGTCCCGCTGCACGCAATCGCGGTAGACCTCCAGCGCCGCGCGCATCTGACGCTCACCTTCGGCCCTGGCCTCGGCATCGAACTCGACTACCGAGAGCAGGTACGGCGCTTGTTTCTCCTGCACGATGAACACAAATTGTGCGTCGGCGTCGAGTCCGGCCAGGCGCACCACCGCGCGATACCACGCCAACTGGATGTGATAGCCAAAGTCGAACGCCTTGCGGGCAAAGGCATCTGGGTCCGATGTCGTGGATGTTTTGTAGTCCACGATGATCAGGCGTTGCCCACCTGCGTTCATCCAGTCCGGCCGCGCCTTGAGCCGTACACCGGTATCGGGGTCAGTGGCCGTCAGCGATGCCTCGGCAACACCGACGGACAGCAGATTGCCGGCGTCCGGGTGATCAAATACAGCCCGGGCCATGTCCATCGCCACGTCAACCTCGCGGGCTAGTAGCGGAATCTTGTTCTCCGCGTACGCCTGGTTGCGCTGTTCTTTCGCCGCGTTGGTGCGCCAGTCGTTAGCCTGAACGGGCATGATCTCTTCGCCCTCGCCTAACACGAACTTGTGCGCGGCGTGCCCGAAGTCATACTCCCGCTTGGGCTTACGCGGGTTGTTCATCCACCACTGAAATAGCGCAGGGCATGAGGGCGGCAATAGCAGCCGCGCGCCCGAGCTGGACAATGCCGACCGGTCGGCGTGGTACTCGGTATCGGAGATGCCGGCGTAGACACCATCGCGAGTCAGTTCGATCACGATGCCCACCCCTTTGCGAGCCTGTAGTCGCGCACGATTTGGGTCATGACTGAATCGAGTGTCCTTCCGTAGCTGGCGGCCATGCGTGCGAACGTGGCCGGGTCTTGGTTCATCGTCTTGGCGATCTCCCAGTCGGAGCGCCCGATGGCATGCATTTCGTCGTACTGCTCAGGCCAGGGCCGATCCGCCAGAAAGCACGAGCGGCACATTCCCCGAACCTGTTTGGGCAGCTGGCCGCATTTGGTGCAGTTCATGCGGCAATCGCCTCCCGCATCTCGCGAATGTCCTTGATGATGTGTCGCAGCGTGATTCGACTCGGCGCGGTGATGGCGATCGTGAATGGCTGGTTGCTGCCCGGACATTCATTGCTCGCGCCGTCGAAATGCGCGTAGATGTTGCCGTTCATGGTCTGCTGGGCATCCCGCCAACACACCGGGCAAAAGTGGCTGCTCACCCTTGGCCCCCTTGCGATTTACGCCAGGTCTCCAGTTCGTCGATGAAGCCGGTGAGCGGGGTATCGAGCGCGAACACCGGGGAGCACAGCCGCACCTCTACCGTCGCCAGGTAGTCGGTGATACCGAGCGCTTGAGCGTGCTCGGCCAGATGCTTGATCGCCTGTTCGCATTCAGATCGATCGCTCCAGCATGCAGGCCGGTCCTTCGCGCTGAGTACCAGGGTGCCGTCCGGCTTGCGGATGAGGTACTCAATCTCGTAGCCCTCGGGGATGTTGAGGCTCACCGGCCCACCATCTCCCGGTGCTCGCGCATGCTGATCTGATTGCGTAGACGCGTAATCACCCCGCGCAGTGCGGCATTGGAGCGGCGATAGTTTTCGATCCGCTCCGCCCGTGCCGCATAGTCGCGTTCACGCAACGTCTTCTCGGGGTGCTCCAAAGACAACACGACGTACCCCTCGGCAATGCCCGGCATAGACGCGCTGTTGAGCACGTGCGTGATGTTCCATTCGCGCCACGGGCGACCCTCGAAGACGATGCGGTCGCCCGCCTGGTAATCCACGTCCGCGCGCCGGGGTAGGTGCGTCAACTTGCCGTCCCACAACATCCAGTGCCAGTGATCGCAGATTGTGATCTTGTGCAGCGTCATCCCTGTGCCCCCTTCGGCTTAACGTCGTCGCCGCCGGGATGAATAACCGCGCTCGCGGGCATCGTGAGTGTGTGTGGCCGACCCTCGATGCCACGCACAATCTCAAGTACTTCGTGGCGTACCGTTTCCATCGCGGCCGGATCGTCGCGCATCCGCTTGGCGAAGTTGTCTCCAGCGGAATCGGCATCCGCCTCGTCGCCGCCGTTGACCAACATCGCTAAGCTGCTTACGCCGCTTACGAATCCAGCCATCCAAATATCAATGAGGACGCTAGAGTCGAAGCGCTCGATGATCACCCTGGGTGTGGAGTCGCTATTCGTCACCAGCCCGCCTCCATCGCACGCTGGGCAACTGGAGGCAACTGGGCTATCTCAGAGACGACTTCACCGATCGCTCGCTCCAGCACGGCCTCCACTTCGGCGAACACGCGTGCTTCGTCGTCGTTCCATGCCCAGATGAACGTCGATCCCAGTGTTGGAGGCTCAACGCCCTCGATGTCTGCGATGACCTCGACCACCCGTCTCCGCATGGCATCCAGCACGTCATACGACACCGGACCCCTGCCACGGACTGCGAAAAACAGTGCACCATCGAGGCACTTGCACGAGGCTTGGATACCGAAAGCACCCTTTTTCCAACCATTTCCGGTTGCAGAGTTGATAGGTCGGCGCAGATCTGCCAAGGCCTCCCGCAGCCTCTCCGCGACAAGTTCGGGTGCCGGATCAACGCTCATCGCGTACCCGCCTTGATCACGTCGCTGTGCTCGTCACGGCGCTCGCGGTCGGTAAAGAAGTCCATCAGCGCCAGCTCGATGCCGTCGGCGTCCGGCCCCAGATCAAACCCGGCGGCGTCTGCGGTCGCGGTGAACTCGTCCATGACGGAGCCCGCCCTGTCGATGGTCTTGTTGAGCTGTAACACATTTCGCGTCTCTGGGACGCGGCGCCGGAACCCGAAGAGCTTCGTGAGGTTCACGCGTTCACCTCGATCTGCGCGAATGCGCCGGTGACCGACGCAGCGTGCGAGTTGGAGCTGTAGATGAATGCCCCCACGGTGCAGCACGGCTTGCCATAGTCGCCAAAACTGCGCTGGCGCCAGCCGTTCTCACGAAGATGAGCAAGTGCGGCTTGTAGCACTTCGACAACCGGATTGGCTATTGCCGGTGCGCTCATCGGGCACCACCGACACGCTGAGCAGGGGTAGGGATATTGTTCGACATGGCAGTCCTTCCGTAGGATTGCTGGTAGGAACGGTGGCGGGTGAGGCTTCCGGCAAGTTGAATCACTCGCCACCGTCTGCTGTATTCAGTTGTGGGGCATGATGGTTCAGGCTTTTTTGTTTCCGCCGATGGTGAAGTCCACGTGCGAGCGATTGCGCCGTTCGGCCTGCTGCCGCCAGCTCGCCTCGGCCCGCTTCCAATTGGCTTCCGCCTGTTCCCAGCTCTTCCGCGCGTGACGCGAGAAGTGGATCGATGCGCACGACATGAGAACCGTGAGGGTCGACGAGCCGAGGGCGACCAGCGTCACGGCGCTCACGAGGCGACCCCTGACTGAGCGTCGAACGCCGTCAGCCAT